TCATCCGTTAATAGTTCTATTCGGGGGCCATGAACTCTTTCTTCCGTAACCACCATAGCAAAGTCTTCATAATGTTTTTTAGCAACAGAAAGAATTTCAGTATTAATTCCATATACTTTTAATTCATTCATCAAGTCAAAAGAATTCCATCTATCGAATGTGACGAGCCTAAGGTTAAACCCCCTCTGACGTAATTGTAAAATATAATCTTTTACTTCAGAAAAATCAACACTTTTATCAGATGTTGGGGTCCACCATCTTACAGCATCAATAATAACTTTAGGAGCAGCATTAGTCATTTTATCTGCAATTTTCATAGAAACCCATGACTCAACATGAGAAAGAGCAACAGCACAATGATCATGTTTTTGGGCTAAGTCAACATGAACAAAATACATTTTATCCTCATCGGGTTGAAACCATTCCGCAAACCTTCCACCCTCGTCAACACCACTATTTGGATTATTAAATGCTGCTTCAATCTTTTCCCGCGATTTAAAAAATGCATCCATAGCATCAGGTGGCATACAGGCAAATCTTGAAAGAGCATCAACAGGATCACTATAAAATGCTATGGTAAAATCTTCTATCTTCCTAGTTGGATTAACTTCCCAAGTAGGTCTTTTGAGGGCGAATACTTTAGGTATATTATATGCAATTATATGATCCTCCTCCCACTCTATAGTAAATTTATTTTCTTCTATATCATCAGGAAGATCATTATCAACTTTGAATTGATGTGATCGAAAAACTGTTTCTTTTTCAGCAACAACTTCATTATATCTTTGCTGAATAAAATCATTCTTATATCGGGGAAAGGAAAGAAGAATAACTTTACCATAATCAGGAAAACGCGAATCAACTGATGCACGATACATTCGATAAATCGCCCCAGCAGTTTTAGCCTGTTCATTACCACTAGTAGATTCAATATCGAAACCAGAAATCTCATCAAGGAAAACGATAAGAACGTTATACCCTTCCCAAGACTCCCTTTGAGAGTGACCAGAATGTACCGTAATGGCTTTATCAAACTCTATACTATTCGCTTTAGCATCGTACTGGCCTTGGAACCACGGTGCCCTTTCAATACGATTTGTGAATCCCTTAAAGAAAACTCTATTAGCCTGCACAGCATTAATGGCGATATTGATAATATCAATACTGTCACCGGGCGGCTTACCATAATATTTTGCGGGGTCTTTAAGGCATAACAATAAATAAACAACATACGCGCAAGCAATCGTGGAAACATAATCTTTACCGCTTCCTTTTCCCAATTGGAAAATAACTTCATTACAAGTTTGTTTCCATCTTTTGCTGCCTTCTTCTTCTCCAAATAAATATATTAAAGTTTCTTTTTTATAAACTTGAGTAGAAGCCTTAATCATTGTATATTGATGTTCAGACAGTGGGGGGAGATTTAGAAAATTATCTGAGACTACAAACTCTTCAATAGTTACAGGTTTCTCTTCAAAAACATCACCCTCAAGAACTCCAAGAAAATCATCAAAATCCATTATGACTCAATAATCCTAATATCTTCAACTTTATTGGTGGCCTGAGATAATCTACGAGCAACCTCAACTTTACAATGATCGCAATCAGCAGTAACATCTTTTAAAATATTCATAAGAATTTCCTGCTTACGCTCAGTTTCTAAAATTTGACTAGCAATCTCTCCATCTTCAAGAACCCCCGCCTTATGCAACATGTCCATACGTTTTTGTTCAATATCTGCCACTAATTTTAAAGCCGCTGTTTTATTGCTAAGTTGATTATTAATATCAGCCTGCTCAACAGTTTCCCATGCTCTTTTAATTATCATTGCATAATGCTGATCAGCACCAGAAAGTGCTTCTTTAGCACGTTCCCGAATTCTACCATCATTCTGAGTTATATCTTTCCAAGAATCAATATGTTGAAGAACTACAGCGCGTGTAATTGATAAATTTTTTGCTATCTGAGTAGGATTATTACCCTTTAATAACTCTTCAATGACACGATTCATCTCATCAAATGATGCCGCCATTTCAACTTCAGACATTTTTCTTCCTCTGCTTCCTAGGCTTCACCTTACACTTCAACTTATCTGTATAAAATGATTTAAACATACGAGTATTATCTTCAAGGCAGTCAATCCAAACAACACCCTTCTCACGATTCTCAACAACTTTCACAAAAGTAAACTTGCCACGGGTGTTCTTAAAAAGAATTTTATCGCCCGGTACAATTTCATCCTTGCCATGCATCCAATTAAAGTATATGGCTATGTTGTTGTTGTAAGGAAATGGAACTGTTTCCGACCTCTTCTTGTTTCGCTTGTTCATTTACCATCCGTTGTCTATAGTCTGTCAATTTATTAAGCCAGTCAATAAAATCCTTGAACGGCATAGAATTTTTTGCCCTATTACATATTATACAGCAAGGGACTACATTCTGTCTAGTGTAACCTATATCGTTATTGATTCTATCTAAACCAGAATACATAAAATATCTAAATGTAAAAGAATTTTGACCACGATATGTTATTAAATTAGAAGGAATGCTGCCACAATAATAACAATTTTGTTGACATAAATATCTAAACTCTTCCATTTTAATCTCAAATACTCGATCAGCCGAACGCGCATCTTTTCTAATTCTTGCAAAAGCCGACTTGTAACCCCAATGTGCATCAAAGTTCGCCGCATCTCGCTCTGCATAACATTGCCTACACATAAAATTACCATTATTTTTTAAAGTATTAGTAAGTTTTAAAGAATATTCAGCAGTACAATCACACATCATATATGCATGTTCATTATCCATATGAAGAAAAATAGATTTACCAGTTCTATCTCCATCAGATAAAGATTTAAAATAAGTTTTCATTCTCATGAGTGACCACTATTTCTGGTAGGACTCCATACAATTCCTGTAAAAGAGTAAATTCTTTTAGTTCTGTATCCACATTTATCACACATTACCTGATTTACTTTTTCATATGGAACATTTTTATCAAACTCTCCATCGCATCCCAAGCAAGCAAACGAATAGGTTGGCATATTATCTCCAATTATCTCTCTTAGATACCTTTAATAATATCAGATATCCAATAAGATCATCTACGTCATTGTCACCGGGATAATCTGAACCCCTAGCAAATCTACTTAACTTATCATCAATTCTTACTAGAAGTTGTTCAGTATTATTAGATTTAGAAAAAATTCTTACTGGGTCTAAGGCTGAATTACCGTACGAACGATTTTTAAAAATTAAAAGTTCTTTAACCTTCTCACAACATTCTACAATTTCTTTTTCAGTTTGATTAATTGGTTTAAAGTTTTCATAAATCTCTGACATATTATTTTCTCCAATAATCTATATTATTATTCTTATCATTAAAAGGATGATCATATTTTTCTTCACCGGGAATGCCGCCCCATTTAAATTTATAATAATTTTCACAAAGATTCCAATGATCGGGCGTAACAACTGTTTGTCCAGTTGCAGATTCTTTATGATAAAATCCTACATCAGTTATAAGATAATGTTTTAATCCCGCCAAATGCATTCTATAAAACATATCATTATCTTCAAAGTAGGCTGGGAAAAAATTTTCGTCAAACCATCCACAATTTTCTATCAATTTATACATATCAACAAAAATGCAGGACCAATGTATTGATTCAATCACGCCTAGATTTCTATCAAAGTACATCTCTCCACGATCACGGGAAGGAATAGAAAAATTAGGAGAAACAATTGTAGCATCAGAATTTTTAATAAAATCAACACAGACTCTTGTTGTATTTTTTTCTAATAAAACATCATCATTAACTATCATTGCATAACGATGTCCATCTTTAATGGCATTTTTAATCCCAGCATTCCAACTAGGAGCAACACCCAAATTATTCTCCCAATTTTTTATAATATAAGGATGAACGGGATAGTTAATAGTTGAAATCATATTTGTAAATAATTCAAATTGATTAAGAACTGGAACAATCAATGCTATTTCATTCATAATAATTTTTCCAACTCTTCAACATTAAACTCAATTATTTTAAGACTCTCATCATTAGTAGAATATGGGACTTTAATTAAATCATTTTCAATATCTATAGATAAACAAAA